GACTACGAAGTAGCGAACCAAAGAAGAGTATTAGTAGCTTCACAAAGACTAGGCTTTGCCGAGTTAATTGAAGGTGCACACACAGTACACGGATGGAAGTACGCAGCAGCTAGTTAATAGCTAATTATAGGTTTTCGGTGGGTTTCCTTAAAACCCACCCTTTTTAACTATGGCAGACTTAATAACAGTAAATGAATACAAAGACGCAGAAGGCCTTCGAGGGGAGAAGGATGACGATCGTTTAAATGTTATAGTACCTCAGGTATCTGATTTAGTTAAAAGGTATTGCGGAACAAGTTTCGTAGATTTTTATAGTACAGACAAAGTTGAAACTTTTACAATTGAAGATAACTTTACTAACACCATAATTGTGAGTGAGAGTCCTGTAGTTTCTATAACAAAAGTAGAAGAAAGACAAAACTATTCAGATAGTTATACAGAACTTACTACAGCTAAATATGAATACTATCTTGATGAAGAAGCCGATGCAATAATTAGAACTAATGCAGGCGGTAATCAGATACATTGGGCAAGAGGTGTAGGCGCTGTAAAGATTACATATAGAGCAGGGTATGCCTCAACACCAAGAGATTTACAGTTAGCTTTATTTGACTTAGTTAACTACTATATAAAAGATGAGCATAAAGAAAGAAGAACTTTGGGCGGAGCAGTCCAACAGAATCAAGGTACTGCAGGTCTAAGAAATAGCAGTGACTTTCCTGACCATATAAAAAGAGTACTTGATTTATATAAAGTTGTTATTTAATGGCTTTAAAAGATTTATTTCATGAAATTGAAACTGCACTAGGTACTTATAAAGATGAAAGCTATCAACGTTATGTAAGAGACCAGTCTAGTAGGTATGTAACTGAAATGTTTTATACTGAACAATGGACAAAAGGTGTTGTAGTTGAAAACTTTAAAAAGATGTTAAGAGCAGATGGAATTGGCATTACAGCAGTAGAGTTAAAGAGAATTGAACTACAAGCCTCACAAGCAACTAGAGGATATAATACTCCAGCAGTTTGGAAAGACGCATTAGAAAAACATGGATTTGTAGTTAGTCCAAATGATGTACTAATAACTACAAAAGGTAGTACTGTATGTTTAAACTTTAATAAAAGTTTTACAATGGGAGAGGGCAGAGAAGGCACTAGAGAAGACGGTAAAAAATTTGTAGACCCAGATAGGCATTACAAAGCTCAAAAGATGGTAATAGATGAGATAGCAAAACAAACAGCTATAGGATTAGAGAATGATAAGCTATTTGTTGCTGAAAATCAGAATCGTTTAGCTACATCTGGCGGTGACTCTTTTGGTACTATTGATAAAGATTCAGACAGTTTTAAAAAAAGAAGCAGAAGATCAACAAGACTACATACTGGAGACTTCAAAGCTGGTGGTAGAAATGATAGAACATATAAAAGAAACGATTCAACAGTAAAAATGGTACATTTCTTAGAAAAAATGAGAAATAAAGATTTTCAGAGTATGTTTGAGTATGGAGGTAGCAGAGGCGGAGTAAATTATGAGCCAACTGCAGTTAATACTATAGCCAAAATAGTAAACGAAGAGTTTAATGCAGCTTACTCTTTAGAAGGGTTCAGTGAAATTGATTTATTCAGCGATAACTTTGCAGAAAAAGATTTAAAAATAAAAATCGTATTCGGACTAGGATCAGATAATAAATTAGCTAACGCGGCTGATTCAGGAAAGTATGAAAAAAACGATCCGAGATTGGATGGATTTTTTGCTGCTCTAGAAGATAAATTACTAACAAAGTTTAGCAAGGATTTGGAAAAAACAGCTTCTTTGTCTATGGGTGAAATGATAGATAGAGGGGTATTTGCAAAAATACCTAGTACTATAAAAACAGCCAGTGGCATGCCTGATATGAGATTTAAAATTAATAAAAATCTTGTTAAAGAGGCTAAATACAAAGATAAAGAAAAAACAAGAGCAAGAACAAAACAGATTTCTAAAGCAAAGTCAAAAGTTAAAGCAAAATTTGGTGGAGCAGTTAGAAAAAAAGCAGCTAAGAAAGCAAGACAGGCTAGTTTACAGACAAATAACAACCCACTGGCTTTAGAAGCTTTATTAAATGAGTTGTTACCAAAAGTAGTTGCATCAAAAATGACAAGTCCTGCTTTAAACTTTAGAACAGGCCGATTTGCAGCCAGTGCCGAAGCAAAAGATGTAATGGTTGGTCCAAGAGGTGGATTAAATGTAAATTATACTTACATGAGAGACCCATACGAAACTTTTGAACCAGGTAATGCAATGGGAAGTACACAGAGAGACCCAAGAAAAATTATAGGAGAATCTGTACGAGAGATAGCACAAAGTATAATAGGAGATAGATTTCTAAGGATTAGGAGAGTATAATGGAAAGCAGTTTAGCAAGGAAACATACCACGCGTAGACGCGCCATTGTAGAAGCACTAGCATTAGAATTAGAGCAAATAAATGGAACTCCGCCATATAGAAGTTCAATCGCAAAAGTAGAAAGACGATTGAAGTTTTGGGACGAAGTAAATGAGTTTCCTACTATTCACATAGGGGCAGGCTCAGAAACTCGAGAGTATGATGGCGGTGGGTTTAGATTTAGATTTTTAAGATTAACGATTCGATGTTATGCATCAGATGACAGTGATGTTATTTTAGCACTCGAAGAATTGTTAGAAGATGTTGAAACGGTACTAGAGGATAAAGATCCCTTAACGTATTATGATTCAACAGGAGCATCTCAATCAACGGTTCAAACAACAATTGGAACGGTGACAACAGATGAAGGAGTACTCGAACCTCTCGGCGTAGGAGAAATTACAGTCGAGATTCGATATTAAAATAGGAGAAAAGAATGGCATTTTTCTTTAGTAGAGATACCAAAGTATTTATGACTCATAGCTATGATGGAACTACAGCTAATACAGCTCTTTATGAGATACCTGTATTAGATGGATTTTCTTTTAGTCAAGGCACAAATACATCAGAGGTTACTTTAAGTGAAGCAGCAAATTCAACTGGTTACTCAAAAAGAGGTAGAGCAATGTTTACTGACTCTTTTGCGCCAGCAGAATGGTCGTTTTCAACTTATATGAGGCCAACTACGTCAGGTTCAGGAAGCGCATCAGCAATTACAGATGGTGCAACAAACGGACAACACGCAGGTAATGCTAAAAAGTTTGCAGTAGAAGGCCCATTATGGTCAGCTATGTCTGCACCAGGTGGAACAGAAGAAGGCACTAGCTATAACAAAGGATCTGGAGGGAACTTCCCTACAACCGCTGCAGCTTATGAGCCAAATGTGTTTAATTTTGCAAACTCAAACCAAGTTACTTTAGGTACATTTGATTTATTCTTTGTACTAGGAGCATCTAAGGATTCTGAAGGCAATACTTATACAACTGGTACAGACGGAGTAACGGTTTATAAACTAGCAGACTGTTCAGTAGGTTCAGCTTCAATAGACTTTGATATTGATGGATTAGCACAAATTGGCTGGTCTGGAAATGGTAAAAGTGTAGAAGAAGTAGCAACTTTAGAAACTAGAGCAACAGACTCTGGTAACAGTGTGACAGGAACTACAGCTTTAGGCATAGTAAACGAAGGAATAAGTTCAACAGGCAATTTTATTAGACAAAAGCTAACAGATTTAGAAATCATTTTTGATGTATCAGCATCAGATGGTACACTAGGTGCATTAGCAGTTGATGGAACAAATGATGTAACTTACGGAGTAACACTAACAGGTGGTAACATTACGATTGAAAACAATCTAAGTTATTTAACACCAGAAACACTAGGTTCAGTTAACCTACCATTAGGACATGTAATGGGAACAAGATCAGTTTCAGGTAACTTTACCTGTTACTTAAACGATACAGCAAATGGGTCATTAGACTTATTTGAAAGATTACAAGAATCAAGAGGTGTTATTACTAACGCTTTTGACTTGAAATTCTCTATTGGAGGAAGTGGAAACACTCCAAAAGTAGACGTTGAAGTAGACAAAGCTCATCTAGAACTACCAACACACAGCTTTGATGACGTAGTATCAGTAGACGTGGCTTTCCACGGTTTACCGACAGACTTATCATCAGGTACGGCTGCATCAGCTACAAACGAAGTAAAACTTACTTACGTATCGTAGTAAAACAAACTCGGGAGGGCTTAGGCTCTCCCACTTTTTAGGATAAAAAATGACGGAACAAAAACAACCAAAAGTTTCACTGAAGAGTTTATTAACTCCAAGTAAAACAGTCGAAATCGAGTTTCCAGGAATGGACGGTTTCGCAGTAAAATTAACATACTTAGCAAGAGAAGAATTGCTAAAACTTAGAAGCAGAGCAATAAAGCAAGTTCTAAATAAAAGAACTAGAGCATACGAAGAGCAACTTGATAACGATAAATTTTTAGTAGAATACTCTAAAGCAGTTATTAAAGATTGGAAAGGTTTAAAGTATTCTTACTTAAACGAGCTCTTATTAGTAGACATTAGTGACGTAAACGCTGATGACTGTTTAGAGTTTTCATCAGATAACGCAGAATTACTACTAAAAAATTCTGGAGATTTTGATAGCTGGGTTTCTGATATGCTAGGTGATTTAGAAAATTTTACCAAAAGCAAGTAGAACAAATACTTGCTTTATTAAAAAGACAATACAAAGAAACAAGCATTGACTTAGATAAATATCTCGCTGTATGCGAACAGTTAGGCCAAGAGCCCGACCCTGATAAGATGCCTCCTGCTATAGATATATACCCATATGAAGTGCAGTTGGCATTTTTTATGTGTAGTCTATTACAAGATACATGGGACGGTATGAGTGGTATGTATATGGGAAAAAATTTGTCAGGTCTTGGAGAATTACTAGACATTTACGAAATAGAAGATAAAAAGACAGTTGTGTTCTTTATGAAATCAATAGATAGAGAAAGAGCCGACTCGATTAACACCGAGGTAGCAAGAAAGCAAAAGGAAGCTAAAAGGAAAAGGTAAATGGCAGGAGGAAAAAAGAAATCAGGAGGTCAGGTAGACTTTAAGGTCACTGCTTCTGGATTAAATAAAGTAGAAAAGGATGCAAAAAAAGCTGGAGCAGGTTTTAATCAATTAGATAAAAACGCATCATCAGCTGACCGTGCCGGAAAAGGTGTGGCACAAATGTCATCCAATGTTACTAAAAACTTTAGTAAGATGTCTCAGGGTATTACAGGAGGGCTAGTTCCTGCATACGCTACTTTAGCCGCTCAGTTATTCGCCATTGATGCTTTATTTAGATTTCTAAAAGATGCTGCTGACTTCCGAGTACTTATGGAAGGTCAAGAAGCTTTTGCAGCTACAACAGGTAGAGCAATGAAAACTATTGCTCGTGAAATTCAAGCAGCTACCGCAGCTCAGATAACATTCAAAGAAGCTTCACAAGCCGCAGCTATCGGACTTGCTGCAGGACTATCACCAGGTCAGTTAAAAGAACTTGGTGAAAGTGCTAAAATTGTCTCTATTGCACTCGGTCGAGATGTAACAGACTCATTCAATCGTCTTGTTCGTGGTGTTACCAAAGCGGAACCCGAATTACTAGACGAACTCGGTATTATTCTAAGATTAGAAGAAGCATCAATAAGATATGCTTCTGCATTAGGTCTTAACAAAAATCAACTTACCACTTTTCAAAAATCCCAAGCCGTTGCAAACGAAGTTCTTCGTCAATCAGAAGAGCGATACGGAGCTATTGCAGAAATGCTTGGAGACGATTCAGTCAACCAATTAAACAAACTTAGCGTTGCTTTTGATGAAGTTCTAAATAACTTTAGAAACTTTATAGGGCCAATTGCAGAATTTTTTGGTGGATTCTTAGTAGAAAATATAGAATCGGCTACTGCAGCTTTAGGTGTATTTGCAGCGACTATATCTGGTGGACTAATTAGACAAGCAATCCCTCAAATAGATACT